TGGTAACATATTTGTTTCAGGTGACTATTCTCAAGCAACCGATCGTTTGAAATCTGAAGTTACAGAATCCATATGTGAAGTTCTCCTTGAACCCCTTCTAAACTCAGACGATGAGTATGACCGTAAGGTCGGTGCTCTCGCTCTTAAGACCTTGATACAGTGTAAAGTACTTACCTCTCGTTCCTTCTTAGGAACTGATGTTTGGAAATACCCTTTTTCTGCAATTCAAGGCTTGGAATTTGATCAAGAGAATGGACAGTTAATGGGAAATGTTTTAAGTTTTCTCATCTTGTGTCTTGCGAACTATTGTGCTTACCATATATCTTATGAAGATTATTCTGGTTTACAATTAGGCGCCTTTTCTCCTCTTCTTCCAAGAGTAAAGATTAACGGGGACGATATCTTATTTCAATCCAGTTGGGAACACTATTATGTTTGGGAATCATCTATTAAAAGTTTCGGTTTCGAAAAGTCTTTGGGAAAGAATTTCGTTTCCGATTCCTTTATGGTGATGAATTCTGAACTTTGGGTTCCTGTTAAGAATGATCTTGGGACGTCTTTGAAGTACATGAGAAAAGTTCCATATGTTAATATGGGACTGATAACCTCACGTCGTAAACAAGACTGCAGTCAAGATTTATCTATAAAACGAACTGGTCTGGAATGGTTCTTAGATACCGATTCAGAGGATCTTCCTGTATTCGCGAAGAGGTGGAAGGCTTCCGGTAGGATATATGTCGAACTTATGAGAGACTTACCTGAGGAACTGTACGATAGAGTTAATTATCTATGGGACAGCCATCAGTATTGGTGCTATCAGAAGTTTGGCTTTTTCTTTTCCAGAAGTCATCCGAAGGGAGTAAAGGATGTTGATTGTTTTGAATCCATGGTGAACTCGATTTTCAAAGTTCACGACCACCAAAATCTAAATCAATTATCTACTTTCTCTGAAGATTTTCCCGAGATAGTTTTGATTACGAAAGAAGTTGACTGTCCGAATGTGAATGCAATAGGTCGATACACGTATCGCGATACTGCTGAAGCACAAAGACAGGAATTTCTTTTTAAACCAATTCCATCGAAGGTTTATCCTCCTCCTCCTGAATTCATTAAGGATTAAGTGTTATTGGACCTGATCAAGTCTTTAAACTGATCCGCTCTTAGTAATAAGAAGGTTGCAAGAGAACAATGAATTGGACACTCATTGGTTCTCGTGGCAGTCCGTGAGGACAGAAGC